CTTTGGTTTCAATATATTTTTCTCTGTATGTGTTTAAATATTTTACAACTTGCAATAAACAGTCTTTACCACCTACAAACAAATCCTGGTCATCTTCGTCAGTAATACCTACCAAATCTTCAAAATCTTCAAATTCGTCAATTAAATGCTCATAGCTAAAATCATAAATAGTAAACTCTTTTGCCTGTATCTTGTGCATTGTACTACAAGAATTTCTAACTGTACCAACCTTGTATGTATCCATCTCCTTCCACCAGTACATAGGGGCTGTAATGTCAACATACACTGTTATCATTCGCATAAACTTTCTGTGGTCTGTTCCTGCTTTTATTAGTTTTTTCATAAGCGATAAATCACCAACACCTACTCTATAATAAGGTGTTCGTATTTCACAATCGTTTTCAAAATCTACCTCATAATTTTCATAACTATCACTTTTATCCCAACTATTCATTGGGTTTCTCATGCCTCTAATAGCTGGCTCCCAACCTACTACTTCTGTATTTTCAATTTTTATCATAATTATCTACCCGTACTTCCAAATCCATTATTTCCACGCTCAGTTTCTTCTAAACTTTCAACTTCAAGTAATTTAACATCAGGTATTGGTAAGATAACAAGTTGAGTGATTTTATCACCTTTTCTAAATTGTTTCCAACCGTATGAATGTTCTGCACGACGCTGTAATCTAACCTTAATACTACCTGTGTAACCACTATCAATAACACCTTCTGTTGTTATTCCATCAATGACATTTAATCCTGATTTTGATTTTAAAAATCCAACATATCCCTCAGGTATTGCAATATGAACACCTGTATCAATAACTTCAACACCGTCATAACCTAAGTAAAATGATTTAGGTGTTTTTATATCAAAACCAGCATCAGCATTATGTGCTTTTTCAGGCATATATGCTCCATCATCCAATACTACCTTAATTTCCTCCAAAATTCTTCACCCCACAATTTTAATTTGTTTACCTAAAGCTTTGCACACTTGTTCAAGTGTCATTTCTTCAACTTCTGGTCTTTCATACACAAGTTCACCCAGTTTGTTGTCAAAAGCATCAAATTGACAATCGGACGGTTTTTGAGGTCTGCGAACAGCAACAACATCATATTTTTCTCCACTGATGTCTTTTAATTCTTCGTTAATATCGGAGATGTAATTGAAGCCACGGGGGTTTATTAAGCAATTGGTTTCAAGACAGACGATCTCAACTCTGCCGTTTCTTCTTAAAATAACATCGCCATTTTTCAGATCTGATTTAGTGAATTTGTATGGTATGAAATCACTCCATTCTAAGATAGTGTAGCCATCATCTTTGTAAAAGCTTAACGGACCGAACATTCCTTCATTAAACCCATAACAGGTCTCTTCTTTATAATCATCCCAGTAGTTAAGTTCAGTGTATCTGTCACCACTGCTCCACCTTTTGCCAACACTATCAAGATATTTGTAAAAATCTTCTGCTTCTTTCTCAGTCTTACAATGCATTGCATAATTACCTTTATAATCGTCAATATTGAACCTCATACCATCTACTCCATATTTAATTATTACTAATATTAACTAATGTTTGTTCTTGCATACGCCTGCTTATTACTTTTTTACAACTACTTAATAATTCTTGTGCATTTGCCACTTTACTTTTCATTATAGAATAAGCACGGTGATATGCAATGTTAGTGAGCTGTTCTTGTTGACTACATAATTCTGCTAAACTATCTTTATCGGCTACTGTGCCTCTGTCTTGATTAGTTCTTGTTGTATGGTACATTTCCTTATAAACTGCCTTACTTATATCATCTCTTATTCCTAATTGCTCACACATACCTCCTGCAAAGTATATATATGTTGATAAATTTAAGCAAAAATCATCAAGCTCATTTGCGGTCGGTGGATTTTGTCCATCTTTGAGTATGTCGGCTATAAACTGCACATAACTATCAAGGTCTTTTATGTAGGGTCGTATAATATCATTTACAATGTTTTCGATTAAATGTGAATTATTTTCCACATTTAATTTTATTTGTTTTATCTTGTCCACTTGTATATTATCATATATGTTATCTTTACCCATTTAATAAACACCTCTCAACATTTCTAAAGAAATTACTCACATCATAATCAATAAATACCACTTTCTTTACACCATTTATATATATTAAATTGAGTATGTTATCTAAATATTTAACATTAACACTCTTGTCACCTTTTTCTTTCATTTGTTGTAACGACTGTATGGGTATGAACACTGTTTTATCATAATCAATAAACCACACCATCACACCCGCTGTAATACCTTTTATTTTTGATTTTTCTAACATACCATTCCACTGATTATTCGTTATATTAGAAAAGGGTAATGTAGTGCCATAACAGGATTTACATTCAAGATAGCATATATATGGATATTTATAAACAGTAAAATCACATATTCCTGCAATGCCTTTATAACCGTTCATATTATCGTTTATTCTGTCTATTGATACATCATGTACTTTCTCAAATGCTTCTTTGATCTTTTGTTCAAATGCTTTACCACGATTTATTTTAGACATTATAGTACCTCGCATATTCATCAATAAAATCCTCAAATTTAATCATTTCTTCGTTTGAGAACTGCTTAGAATATCTAAGTTTAAACTTAAAATTGTCCAAATCTTTAATATACACACCAGTATTTAGTAATTCTGCATTTTTAAATTCAAGTTCTGAAATGTATTCATTTAAACCGTCTATATCATCTTGCAGCGATTGTGCTTGCTGTTTCCAGTCATCCCTATCTTTTTCTAATTGTTCTTTTGTCATAAATATCACACATCCTTTTTACAACTGTTTCTGTATGAACAGTATTGACATATTTTTGCATTAGCATTTTCAGGTTTTGGTGGAACCGTGCTTGTATTAACATACCTATCACATTCTTCAATTTTTCCAACTAATTTATGTTTCATTTCATCCGTTACATCAAACATAAATGCTTTACTGTCAAGGTTATCTCTGTTTATATAAACAAATATAACCTGGTCTATTCCAAATGCCACTGAATATGCTGTACCTTGTGCATAATGCTTCTCATCTACACCTTGCCTACTTTGCCATTTATAAATACTCTCTGTCTTTAACTCAAGTATGTAATATTTACCCTTATATCTTATAATTCCATCACACAGAAAAGACATATTAAGTATTTTGTGATATAATTTTGTCTCGTTACCTTGTTGACTTACAATATCCAAATAATCAAGGTGTCTTGATTTTACATAGTCTGCAACATTACAATATTCACAATCAATCCCATTTTCTTTCATTTGCATTACTGCTTTCTGTGTCCTATCGTGAATATCAGTTCCACTATTACATATTCCAACTAAACAATAGCTTGAATTACCTTTATCTTGTTCTTTACCAATTATTTGATAATACATACCTCTAATACAACCCATTGAACTTGGTTTATATGTTTGACTCGGTTTTCTTGCGTTCTTTTCATCAGTTAATTCAATGCTCCTTTTAAGGTCTGCCAAGAACTCTTGTTCTGGTGGTAGTTCTGTTTTTACGGTTTCAATTAAACGACAAATCGAACGTAAACTATTTCTTGACATTATCATACATCCTTTCTGCATACTTTTGTTTGATTTTTTCACTTATCAGTTTTCTTGTTGCTTCACTTCAAGATTATCCACGCAATTATTTTGTTTATTCTCGTCTTTGTGGTTTATAATTGGTAGGTTATCCGAATTTGGTATAAATGCCTGTGCCACTAATCTGTTCACTCTAAATTGTTTACATTTACTTCCTTTATATAATGAGACTGTGTAATATCCTCTCGCAGTATTTTGTTTTAAAACACGTTCGGCACAAGTATACCTTTTTCTTGAAGTGCCGCAGGTTCGTGCTAAAGACTTCACATTGCCTAAATTACCTACTTGATAGAATTCTTCATATCCAACCATGTCTTTCCAAATTTCTTGCACAATAAATCTCCTTAAAACATAAAAACACTCACTGGTGTGTATGGGTCGAGCATACACATTTATCCAATGAGCGTAATTAACAGATTAAAGATATTTTGTAAGTCTCGACCTCTTACGGGATTTATTATAACATATGTTAGATTGATTGTCAAGTTATATCTTTAAGACTGTTTCGTGCCATTGTTATTCTTCTTTGTTATTTGTTTACATTCAATATTATAATACACATTTATGTATTTGTCAATGGGTGTTTTAAAGATTTTCAAAAAATGGAGCAGCTATTTTATGTACCTGCTCCAACTTTGTTATTTATTATTCTGAGATTCTATCATCTTCAAGCAAAGCTATAATTTGAGTAATGTCACCATTTGTAAGACGAATTGCGTTATCTTTGCCATACCATAATTCAATCACATCGCTTGCCTGTGCCTTAACTTGTGTTCTAAGCATTTCAATATCCACACAACAAGTAAAATCTTTAAAGTTTTTACTGTCTGAATATTTAATCAATTCAGTACCATTTGACGCTTTACTTGATACAACAACACCCTCATTTGTAAATGTCAGGTAAATACCGTTTTTATCATATGTTCCGACAAACAAGGAAAGTCTATCAAGTAACTGCAACAGTGTGTTCTTAGGAAGTTTACATACACTTTCAAACTCCTCGTTCAAAAGCCCATTAATTGCGTTTATCGCATAATCATCTATGCCGTCCATTACTGTTCCATATACTATACAATCAGTTGTTCTGAATACAAGTTTGTTATCGTTTGATGTAACACTAATCTTTTCTTCTGTCATTACATCTAACAAGTTCATCATTTCTGCACTTATCAATGTTGGTGTATCAAGTAATTTTACTCCCATTCCACATATCTTATATGTGTCTGTTGCAACTACATTATCTCCGACATAATAACCTGTATAACAAGGTACTTCCATTGTTACTGCAAGTGCTGGTTTTACAGTATTAAGAATTGTTTTAACTGTTGATAAATTTATCTCAGTTGGTACAGTATCGAAGTCAAAACCACTTAACGGATTAGGGTATCTAATAGGTTCTCCATTTTCGTCTAATGGTAATTCAATCTTGTACTTACCATTTCCTATAATCTCAAGTTCATTTTCTTTTAATTCAAGCGACACTGTATCACAAGTCAACTTTGTTATCAACTTTGAAAACTTATCAACTTGAACTACAACATAAAAATCATCACCATCTACCTTATCGTCCTTGATGTAGAGATAATTTGTTGCGTCTGTTGTAATAAGAGTTAAAATATTATTCTTTAACTCAATAGCCATAAGTCCGGTAATCGGTAGCATTTTATTATTACTTGCACCTTTAACTGACCTCGCTACCATTTCTTTTAATTTGTCTGCCTTAATTGATAACTTCATTTTTTATTCCTCCTTAAAATAATCTGTTTTCTTTGCAATCTTTTATAAATAAATTTTCAAAAACTGCCATTAGTACATTTACTACTATACTATTTCCTGCTTGTTTGTATTTTTGTCTATCCGAACAAGTTAATTTATTATAATCTTCATCTTTTACTCCCATTAACCTAAAACATTCAAGCGGTGTTAATCGTCTTATATATTCTTTATCTTGCACTTTTATATGTTGACTTCCACCACAACACGTTTTAACTGTCGGACATAGTCCTATCGGACTATATAATCTGTTAACACTTTCATAATTGTTTATATCAAGCATACCTATTTGATTGCAGCGAATAAAGTTATCTGAACTATGCCAGCTTGATGTACTAATAGTTACAGTTACAGTGTTTCCATCTGTTGCAAGTGTTTCAAACCCATTGACAGCTCTAGTCTGCTCCAGCTTGTCATTAACATATGTTACAGAAGTGCCCTTTAATACATATTTATCTGATACTAATGGCTCTAAATAATCAATCATCAGCTTGTCAAGTTTAATAGGCTCTGGGAATACAAATTGAGTATTTTCGGTCTTTAAAATACTAACCATTATTACTCTCTCTCTATGCTGTGGAATACCATAATCAGCTGCATTCATTATCTGATAATAGTTTCTATATCCAAGTCGATAGAGAAAATTAGTCCATTGTTTAAAATGGTTAATATTCTTCTGTCCTATTACTTGTGGCACGTTTTCCATCGATAGATACTGTGGTAAATTAGTACACTCGTTTAATAATCTTTCAACTTCCCACAATAAACTACTACTTGTATTACTGCCCTTAGCCATTCCTTTTTGCTTGCCTGCAACGGATAAGTCGGTACAAGGAAATGAATATGTCATTAAATATTTGTATTTATTTGTTTCTACTATATTCAAATCATCAGCACTAATATCTCTTATATCAGATACTTTAAAATCTGTGTTGTGAATTTCATTATACGATTGCATTGCATACTTATCAAATTCACATACAAAATGATGTTCAAATGGGATATTAAGATATTCCAATGCTAATGCTTGACTTCCATATCCTGCAAACAATTCTATAAGTCTTAATGGTTTATCTAATTTCAAACACTCACTTCCTCCCCATACCAACTTCTTGTAATCTCAACATCACATTTAATAGGCATTTTAAGAATTTCTTCTGCAGCATGTGACATTGTACTTGCTAACAACTGCGAACATTCCTTTACATTTTCTTCAGGACATTCTGCTATTACTTCATCGTGAACTGGTATTAACAATCTAAATCCTAATTCTTTTAGTCTTGCATTGTTATTAAGTTCAATCATTGCTAACTTTGTTAAATCTGCCGCCGACCCTTGAATACGACTGTTCACGCATTGTCTTTCAGCGTCTGCTATCTTTCCACCATTGTCTATTATCTGCACTCCTTCTGCACTTGCTTCTTCAAAAATCCTTCGTTTCTGTGTGAAGTAAGCATTTGATAATTTTCGTAGATAATAATCTTGTATATCTGGTGGAACTTCGGTAGATACTTCTTCGTCCTCGTTATCGAAGTCAAGCAAGTCATCGTCTTTTGGATAGCCGTCTTTCCACTTGAACTCAAATTCTGGTAACTGTAAATCAGGCAATCTTCTTTTTCTACCACAAACTGTTGTTACATATCCAACATCTTCTGCCATTTCTAAACTTGCTTTTTCAAATTCTTTAATAGCAGGAAAACCTTTGAATACACTATCTTTTATTTCTTGTGCTTTTTTAGTCGTTGTATGCAACTGTTCTGCTATACTAGATACACCTCGCCCATACAATACACCCAACAAAATTCCTTTAGCTTGACTTCGCCTACCTTTACCTTGCTCATTTGTAGTGCCGTCAGGTCTAAACTCACGACAATCATCATAAGGAACATTAAATGCCTTACTTGCAATCTCTGAATACAAATCTTTCCCTGCTAAAAAGGTATTTAACATTTGAGGGTCACCTGCCTTAGCACATAATGCTGCTAAACATTTTGGTTCTTGAGATGAGTAATCAGATGACATTAGTATATATCCATCCTGAGCTTTGAACATCTTACGAATATCCTTATTATGGCTAGGAATGTTCTGTAAATTTGGGTCACTGCTTGAAAATCTGCCCGTATCCGCACCATACTGATTAAAATTACAATGTATTCTTCCATCTTTTGGATTTACACAATTCGGTAATTTGTCGATATATGTTGTTATTAGTTTAGATACCGTTCTATATTCTAATACTGCTTTGCATATAGGGTTATCTATTTTCTGTAATATATCAACTCCTGTACCTCTCGGAGATTTTTTATCTGGTGGCTCAATTCCTAATATATCATATAACAATATTGCAAGTTGTGTTGATGAACCTATGTTTATAGGGTCACTTAATTTATGATTAGAATTTTTCTGTTTGTACTCCTGAATTTCTTTTTCATACATACTACAAATATTGTAAAACTCGTTGGTCTTTTCTTCAAGTAAAGCATTGTATTTTACAGATAATTCATTAGCATAATCCAAATCAAGTTCTATACCATTATCTTCCATATCGCATACAACTTCCACACAAGGCATTTCTATATTAAAGAATACCCATGACACACCTTGCAAGCCTCTTCTAATACATTCCTCATTGTCTGTCATCAGGAATGGTTTTTGATACTCGTATAATTCATAAGTTATAATAGCATCGTGTGCTGCATACAAGTAACCTGTCTGTATAGGTATATTGTCAAATGATATGCCTTTAAACAATTCGTCAAACTTAAATGCGTCTCCTACGCCGTTAAGCACATACTTTTGATGAAGTTTTTTCAAGCCTTTATTTGGTTCGTTTTCATTTAACAATCTACTTGCTAAATAACAGTCCCAATAGCAGGTTAAATAGACACCTACTTGATTTCTTAATACACGAATATCAAATTTTGCATTGAACATTATAACTTTTGTATTGTTATCTTTTATTCTCTGCAAACCGTTTCTTACAACTTCTATGGATAACTGCCCGTCCACCTTTACGCTTGTCACATAAGATATATGATTGATAGGTACATAAGCTGCCTTTTCTCCTGGTGTGTAAATACATAAACCCACTATTTTATCCTGCATTGGGTCAAGTCCTGTGGTTTCTGTATCTATAGAGATAACTCCCTGCGATATGCAACTATCAATATATCTATAATACTCATTTTCGTCCTGTATTACAATATATTCATCCTTATATTTTCCTAAATTCTTAGAAACCATAGCTTTTATTTCTGCTATTCTTCCAAGTATTCCTCCACCACCTTTTATAGTGGTGGTAGAGGTTTTTGCTTTGGAATTTACCTTTTTGACAATAGCATTATCGTTTTCTCGTCCTGCTCTTTTCGGTACTTCAAACAATGCCATTATATCACTTCACCGTTATAGAGTTAGAATGTTCTTTGCAAATAATATTGATAGTGAGAGGCAGACTCTTTGAGGTCAACTTTGACTTTAGCAAAATTTCAATATCCTTCACTTCTACTGAATATTTACATACGTTCAACTTATTACAATTAGCACAATTTCTACTATTGTTTATTGCTATCATTTCTGCCATCAGAACCTATCACCTCTTCCGCCTGTATTTGCTGGTGTTCTTCTTCCTGTAGGTCTTTCTTCTCTGCTTTCGGACTGTCTTGTTTCTCTGCGTCTTGTAGGTTCTTCATCTTCTGACGGGAATTCACCATTATCAAGGTAATAATTCATTTCATCCGCATTTTTGTCTAATACAAGTCCACCGAGAATTTCGGGAAGTTCAGGTAAATCTTCAAGTGTTGTATCGTCCTTGTCCACTTCGTAAATCTCATATGTGGTCTGGGTGCTACCTGCTTTACCGTTCCTTTCAATTTCAAATGTATGCGATACAAGGTCATTATATCTTGCACAAATTGAACTGATTTTTGCAAAAAATTTCTTTCCCCTTTCCCAAACCTGTACTCTGTTCTCATCAACATTGTAAAGAGGAATAAAGAGTTTTGCTGTCTGAAATTGATGATTTGCACAGAATGGGCATTTATCGGTAGGCTCGTTATATTCTCTGAGGCAGTTTACATATCTCTTTTTTCCGTCAACCTCTACTTGATGTACTGCAAAACCTTCGACATCATTAATATCATTATACATAAATCTTACTCTTGCAACATCTTTATCATTTTTAAGACTGAAATATCCTGCGCCCCCCGTTCCTCCATAGTTATCAACTTCATCATAACGAAATCTTGCCATAGTTTTAATCTCACTTTCTTTTAATAATTTTATCTATTTCATTGAATAGATTTTTTAATTGTTCATTGTTTGATAATGTTTCGTATTTTTGTTTGAATGCTTGTAAATCTTTATATACCTGTTCTATTAACAATTCATATAAATCGGGCTTGTTGACTATTACAGATATTGATTTATAATCTTTATCTGTTTTAATACTACAAAACGCTCTTATTGGTTCGGTTTCTTCTTTTTCTGATACTACAATAAGACTTCTTATGATATGTCCTGCTTGCTGTTCTCTATACTTTTCTGCTGCTATATCATCTTGCCACTCAAATTCATTGTGCAAAAGTGAATTTTCATCTCTACTTGCGTCTAACAATGTTTTAGGTGTTAGTCCTACTGTATTTTCTAACTGTCTACACAACTCGCCTGTTGCTTGTGCATTTGCTTTTATTTGACTTGCTTGTTTAAATTGATATACCATTTTTGAGTTCTCCTCCTTTCTTTAGTTCTCCTGCCGTATCTTGCCTTGCCCCGACTAAACGCAACATAACATACCAGAACGCACCTCAACTGCCTCAACAGACCAAAACTAAACTTAACTCAACAAAACTCAGCATAACTCACCTGACCGCAGCTGCCTAACCCTGACTTAACACAACAGAACCCAACTAAACTGAACTCACCATGACTGCCCGACCACAACTATATATTATTTACTCAACATGAAACTTTCCAAACTGTCCGTCTCTTTCAGGTCTCCATTCTCCAATTCCACATGAGAAACCACCCATATTAATTGCATTTACAATTTGCTCGAATGTATATGAACTATTTACATCATATGAAATTATTAAATTCATTTTCCAGTTTTTAAACATCGGTCTATATCTTAAATCACTTGTTTTAGATACCCCACCAATTTTAACCATATCCTCACGCATTTCAGGTGGTTCAGGTGTTATTATTTCTCCTAATAAATCGTCACCGATTCCGTCAATGAAAAATGCCCCTCGCATACCCATTTTATTTTTCTCAATTCCTCGCCTGACCATTGCACTTGCAGCTGCTTGTTTAATTGCTGTTACTGGAAATCCGAACTTTGCACCGTTTTTACAAGCTTCTTCAAATGCTTCAGGTGTATTTTCAGTTGGCTTTTCTGTAATCCAATAACAAGCATTCATAAATTCACTGAACGGGTCACGAACTGATTTGCCTGAAGTCTTTGTTGTTTTCATCTGCTTTTCGAGCATTTCCTTTTTAGCTTTCTCACTCCAGGCGTGAACAATAAGTGGTGTATCTCCGACTATTGTAATTATTCTCTTCTCAACCCTAATAGGCTGTACTTCGATAATATCTGTTTCTGTTGTTGTTTTCTTTGTTGCCATAGTTTTCACCGTTTTAACCTTTCTTGTTTTTAAAATATTCTATAGTTTTAGTGTTTTCAACACCGACCGCCTTTCAGCGGTTTCGTAGTAATTTTCAACTACTCGTCAGGGTGTTTTATTATTTTAAATTTCTCTTATTAAACTCGTGTATATCCGCTATGATTTTATCTTCAAGCTCAATGATAGAATCTTCTTTTTTCATGCATTTTATTGTCAAAGCACCTAAACCTGTCATTACGATTAAAAGAATTAAAAGCTCCATAATTTTATCTCCTTGTTTTTTAAGTTTTATAGTTTGTAAACCATCTGCTGTTTACAATTAATAATATAACACACATTTAGTCATTTGTCAATAGGTTTTTTAAAATAAACTTAATTTTTTCGGTGCTGCTGCTATTCCTTTACAATTTGCTACTGCTTGATTATAATAGCTTTCTTTTAATTCTATTCCTACACCTCTTCTTCCCATTTTTAATGCTTGATATACTTCACTTCCTATTCCTAAAAATGGAGTGAATACTATATCATTAGGATTAGTCCATAATTCTATACATCTTTCCCACACACTTAATTGTGTTGGGGTCATATGTTTTTCATCTGCTTGTTCTTTCGCACTCTGTCGTTGTAGTGTATCTGACGGGTTAATATCGTTCCAAACTGGACTTGCGTACTTAGTCCAGAGGGGTAATGGGAAAGTATCTTCGTCATGTTCTATTCTTTCTTCATTCTCTCCAGGCTTTCTAAATGTTAGCACATAATCCGCAAGTCCTTGTCTTGACATTGCACTATCTTTCTTTAATTGCTTGTATAACAATCCTATTGCTTTTGTTCTTTGCATTGCTACTACTGGGTCTTTCCATATTGTCACCCTAGAATGATAAATAAATCCTGCGTCTTGAAATAACCTTATCATTAGTCCTGATAAGTCATATATTCCTATAAATCCATCTCTTTGCTTTTGCGTACATAAATCCATACAATGAATTGATACAAGTCTACCATTCATCATAATTCTGTATAATTCAGATAAAATAAACTTCATCTGCTCTGAAAATTCCTCTATATCTTTACAATTAGATATATCTCTTACTGTGTTTGAATAGACATACAATTCTGCAAAAGGCGGACTAAAAATAGAATAATGAATACTATTATCTGGAATAGCTTTCATTATTTCACAACTATCTCCATTATATAATACAAATCCGTTTCCCTCGTATTGGTCTTTACACTTAATATCCATTTTAATATTCCTCACTTTCTGTCTTTACCCAACTAGGAATTACTACTAACTTATCAGCTATATAGTCCTCTGTTATTTTCATAGTTGAATGTATTTCGTTTTTAAGAATTGATGATGTCCTATCAATCATATTCTGTGACATTCTTTGATGTTGTCCTTCTTTTCGTTTTATATTATTTAATACACTTATTTCTTTTTGACTTATAATAACATATACGTTTACTTCTTCTGTCTGTCCAAAACGATAACATCTTCTTACAGCTTGATAGAATTTTTCATAACTATCAGATATACCACAAAATATCATATTATGGCACTTTTGAAAGTTCATTCCAAATCCACAAATAGATGGCTTGCTAACAAGATATTTTATATCACCATTTGCAAATCCAAGCATTGCATTTTCTTTATGTTCATCACTATCAGAACCAGTTACCTCTATTATTCCAAACTGTTTAGCTATTGATGTACTCTCGTCATTATAATCTACCCAAATTAAGCAACTATCCATATCTTTTAACAAGTCGCCTACAACAGATATTCTATCTTGCATACTGTCTTTTCTTGCTTGTCTGCGTTCTTGTAATGTTTGTGCCGCCGATGGAAGTAATGCCCCTTTATCAGCTTTACTATCAACTATAATATGCTCTATATTTAATTTTGGTAAATTATATCTTTCATCTGAATAACCTATATCGGCTGGATTTTTAACAACCATTGCCCAAGTTGCAAGCCACTCCCAAAACTTACTTTCTGCGTGTCGCTTCATTCTCCATTGACTTTCCTTTGCGTCATTAATAAAAAATGTTGCAAGCATTTCTGTTCGTGACATAATATTTAAGAAATCAGAATGAGTACCTAACTCTTGATAATCATTAGGCGATGGAGTGGCAGTACAAGCTAACTTATATTTTGTAAATCTGAATGTTTCAATTATTTCTGTACTCATTTTACCACTAAATGATTTTAATATACTACTTTCATCAAGTACAACACAACAAAATTCATTAGGATTAAAATGCTGTAACATTTCATAGTTTGTAATATTTATTCCGTCTTTTACATCTGTTTGTGTTCTGCAAATATTGACTTCTATTCCAAACTTTTCACCATCCTGTTTTGTCTGTTTACTTACTGCAAGCGGTGCTAAAATAAGTGCTTTTCCATTTTCGTGTTTACATACCTGATTAGCAAATTCAAGCTGACATATAGTCTTTCCTAGTCCTGTATCTAGGAATAATGCACACTTACCTTTCTTTAATGCCCATTTGACTATCTGCTTTTGAAAGTCAAATAGATTTTCATTTAACTCTGAAATATCAATATCAAATCCTGTATTCTGATATGTGTATTCTTTTGTTTTTAAGAACTCTTTATATTCCATCTACATTTACCCCTGTTATTTCTTTAAATATCTCCGCGTCAAAATTAGGAATCGCCTTGATGACATCTTTTTCTCTGTCTGACAGCCTATTCCACCAAATCTGACCGCATTCAGATTCATCAAGCTCTTTAAGATAACCGCCTGTTGTCTTATATTCAGGATACTGTTCTTTTTCTTCATCAGTCATGTCATCTGACCCAATCCATTTAAAAACATTTTTCTGAATTGTATTTAACAGCCATCTTGCTTCTGAATCCCACCAATCACTTAAAGTCCAATCAGAAGGTTTATTGAACATCAGAGTCTTTGCTTCTTTGGTATTAAAACAGCCACTTGAAAAAGAAGTCTTGTTCCAATCACCGCTGTTGCGATTACCGCTGTTGCAATCACCGCTGTTCCAATCACCGCTGTTGTAATTACCGCTGTTGCAATCACCGCTGTTCCAATCACCGCTGTTGTAATTACCGCTGTTGTAATTACCGCTGTTGCGATTACCGCTGTTCCAATCACCGCTGTTGTAATTACCGCTGTTGTAATTACCGCTGTTGCGATTACCGCTGTTGCAATCACCGCTGTTCCAATCACCGCTGTTCCAATCACCGCTGTTGTAATTACCGCTGTTGTAATTACCGCTGTTGCAATCACCGCTGTTGCAAAGTCCTGCATTGGCTTTTCCCATATTGACCATTTTCAAAACTTCCTCCCAACTGACTTCACGAACAATTTTGATTTTGTTGGTGCAACATTTGCTGCCATCATCTTGGGTGTCAATATCACCAAGTGCTTCAATCTCTGCAACCTTGTTTTCAGGATTGAATTGATAATAATTGAAGCAGTCTTTCAGTTCTTTGCAGAAGTGAAGTCCTCTGTTGCAACAGAAAGGTGTCACATCTTCTTCAAATACTTCACCAACTGCATATTGAAAACCTCTGCATGTCCAATCAGGTTCAAAAACTTTATACCCTTTCATACGTTTAAATCTCCTTATAAATTTATAATAGTTGTTTAACTTAACAACATTATACTACATATTTATATATATGTCAACTACTTTTCGTAAATTATTCTATAATTATTTGCTTTTGCATACCCCCATTCTAACCTTGCACCTTTGCTATCTTTCCAACCTTTTAGCATATAAATAGTATCGCACATTTCAAGCATACATAATGACATCTTGATATACTGATTATATGTTGTTTCGTGAGGTAACTGTGCATTTACTTTTGCTGGATTGATAACATACAGCAAGCCTGTATTTTTAATATGATTTTCTGCTTTTTCAAATCGTTTTATATAATCGTCGGTACCTGTTATTTTCCCACTTATATACACTCTGCTTTGTATTGTCATTAAAATACCTCTTCCAAATTATTAAATTCTTCTTCTGTTAGTTCATTCAAGTCTTTTTTGCCTTGTGGTAATATATATTCCGTTATAATTTTATTCTTTACATTTGCCCTTATTCTTTTTCTTGCTTTCATTCCTGCTTCATCATTATCTGTTGCAAGTATAATCTTGCGACAAGGCAATCCACTTAGTTGCTTAAATTGCAATTCAGCACCAAGCCCATTCATAGCAACTGCATACCTACCATATACCCAAGCTGTCAATGCGTCTAACATACTTTCACATACAATCACTTCATCATTCCTTCCACTGTGTCGTCTTGGTGTTGTTCTTAAATATTCATATAATCCATAAAGAGGTTTCTCGGCTTTTGATGGGTAATTGAAATATTTTGTCTTAACACTTCGCCTTGCCACAAATAAGCAGTTTCCATTTATATCACGAATTGGGAATGTTAGACAATCAGTCTTTTTGTCATAACCTATATCAAATAAATCTACAATTTCTTTATTCAATTTCCTTTTCCACATATAATTATGATAATATCTATAACTGTCTAATTCTTCTTCACTAACATACTTAGGTGTAGCTTTTTCACTTGTACTGTCCCTTGACAAGTCCAAATCTATCCATTTGCGTTCTTCCACATTTACTGTTAAGAAGGTTTTTGTCAGCCAATTCCAACCATAAGCCCCTATAACATCATCATAATGCCCGAAACAATGTGAGATTACTTCTTGTAGGCTGTGTGTCTCACCACACGCAAAGCAATGAAATAATCCGTCACTTTTTCTTATACCTGCTGACGGTTTTCGTTCTTGTCCGTCTTTGTGGTATGGACAACTGCACATAATATCCTCACCACTATCTCTTGTTATTTGTAATAATGGTATATTATTTATTCTTAATTGTGTTTGTAATTCTTGTATTATATCTGATAATTCACAATTAAATTGTAATCCGTTAATTTGCATTTAACCACCACCTAACTACATACTATTCATACTCCCATTTATAACTGCACGCAGATTTATTTTTATGCCGGCAACAAGCTGATATATTAGCAACAGTTGAACCAACAGAGCGTGCCGCATCTGATATACTTGGGTAACGTGCCACTTCACACCCATTTATATCATACTGTATAACACGTCTACCCTGTGATTTTGCGTGTGAAATTCTTAGATTGTTTAAATGCTCCGAAGTAAACACAATACCCTTACGGGATTCACTCACATTTTTAAGATGATTGCCATACTTGCTATTGTACTTTGCAGTACACCACTCCAAATTATCCGCACAGTTATTTTGTTTATTTTCGTCTTTATGATTTATTTGAGGTAAATTATCAGGATTAGGTACAAACACTTGTGCTACTAATCTGTGAACCCCATAACGCTTATAGCGTGTAATATTTCGCTGTGTAAAACTCACACGTTTATAGCCCTTCGCATCTGTAACAGGGTGCATTAAATATGGTTTTTTATAATGTAAAGTTCTTACATTTCCCATATTACTAACTTGATACAACCCCTCCCAACCTTCAATATCTTTCCAAATTTCTTCCATAGAACCACTCCTTAAAATGTTATATATCCTTATATCTATCATTATACTATATGCATTTTAATAAGTCAATTAAAAAATGTCAGCAACATCGTTAAATTGCTTTCTAACTTCTCTTACTTTTCTTTCAGTTCGTTCTTTTGGCTGTGCGTCATCATAACTAGGTATATTTGTAAAAAGTCCTGTGTTTATATCCCATTGATATAATAACTTTCCACCAACTGCTCCAAACCTCTGCTTCTTAATCCCCATTTCTAATACACCATTATTCTTTTGCTGTATTGAAATTACTTTACTTGCATTGTGAGATATACCATCACTGTCTCTTATGCTTTCAAGCTCAGGTGTTCCTTCCTCTTCACCGCTTACTACTCCACTTCTGTTCGCTTGGACT